TTAACTGCTTTGTTTGTAAAAGATAAGTAAGCTATTTGTTGTGGTTTAATACCTTTTCTTAAATAATTTTTTAAAACTTTTTCAATGAGTGTATATGTTTTGCCAGTGCCTGGAGGCCCAAAGATTTTAATTGTCTTATGGTAAAGCTCTTTTAATATTTTAAGTTCTAAATTTTCCTGTGTGGAATTCGTCATCCATCTCCGATACTGCTTTTGTTTTTGTTGTCTTATTTGTTTTTTTATAATCTACAAATTTAGGCATCTCGACTGACCAAACATTTTTAACTCCTTCATGATAATCTATTCTATCACAACCTAATAAATGCATAGCCTCTGCTGCACTTTTAAAAGTTTTATCATTACCTAAAAATTTTTCAAAGGTAATCTTTTTAAAATAACAAACATTTGTTTTAGAATCTAGGACAACATAGTTATCTTGTAATTTGTCAAAGTCATCTTCTTCAATATGGCTTTCAAAAAACTTTTTAAGAAAGTTATACTTCTCTTCTCCAAGTGTATCTTCAAACTTCATCTTTTCATTTTCTACTGCTTGTCTAACAATGGTAGACATAAGCATTTCAAAAGGTGATGGCCCAGATCTAGGTTTAGGTAAAGTTATCCAATAGATACCATATCTTAAAAGTTTCACTCTAAAAGATTTTTCATCTTTCATATCTTCTGGACCAATAATTATTTTTTCTCCTTGAAACTTAAAAGAATACTCTATTGATTTAGTGCTTCTAATAAATTCTATCTCTTCAAAATCATCTATTAAATCTGGAACCTGTGAACCTATTCCTAGCTTTCTAAACTTACATTTATCCTTATCACATAAAGGTGTATTACATCTTAGATTATAATTTTTTTTACTTACAGAATTTGCAACTGTATTTATAACTTCTTTTTCATCAAGAGGTGTAGTAAAAACTTCTTTGTTTCTTTCCAATAATATATTTGTAATTTCTTTCTTTGATAAATTACCATCTGACTTTCTCATTTCAAGAACACCTATATTAAATAATAAATCATTTCTGTGATTACCAGACCATTTTTCAGATATCATCTTCTGACAACAAGGTGGGTATTGTTTCCAATCACTTTCAGGTTCATATTCTTTTACTTTAATTTTATTTAATTGTTCTAATGATAAAGTTTTTTTCTTTACTAAATCTAAAAATGTACCAATCATCACTGGTGTATTTGTATCTGTATATGCAAACTCAGTTGTAGCATTCATATTAAAGTATGGCATGTTTAGACATTTGTTCATTGGAAAAATTTCTTGTGCTTGAAAAAAATCATTATTCCATTGATGTAATTTTTTTAAAACATCTTTAACTGGATACCAGTCATCTAAAAATAAAAATAAATGTAATCCCCCAGATTTAGATCGAGCAGGTATAAGGGGTAGTTGAAATTCTTTAATAATATCTACAATTTTCTTTTGGTTATAATCTTTGTAATTATGTGGATCTACATCTATGCAACCCCATCTACATAAATTATCTTTTTCTGGTTTTACACCAATTCGTTTCTTTCCGTCTAAATGATCCTTCCATATTTTAAGAGTAATAGGTTCGTGAACCGTGAGTGTTTGGCCAACTGTCTTGCCCCGTTCATCTACCTCCCCAGTAAGAGAGGTAGTGATGAACAGTTCAGAATTTCCCTCAAATATTTTTAAGAGTTGCTCCTCCATAAAAAATATTAAAACGGAACACCAGTTTTTGCTTCGCTACTATTATTTCCTTGAGTTTGAATATCTTGAGTAAAATCTACTTTACCAAAAATATCACTCTTCATAGCACTTTGATAAAAAGCTTGAGTTGTTTCTAAACACTTCAAGTGTTCCTGAGTATTTAAAAATTTATCAAACTCAACAACCCATCCATACCAAGAGTTTTGTGAATTAGACTCTTTAGTCGTGCTTAACTTATAAGCAGTGGACCATGATGGTGGATTGAACATACCATTCTTACCTTGTGCTCTTCGTGACAAGATCATAGAATTCCATGTCTTTGATTTTTTCTTTTGAGTAGATTTCATAGTAATCAAAGCCTGTTCCATTGGATTATAATTTTCATCCAAAATATAAACAAAGTGATTACCAGTATCTTCAACATAGTTTCCGTTTTCTAATCGGTCTTTGTTGTCGGCACCTCTAGTTGTTTGGGACATAATAGCTGGATCAGTGTGAATACCTACTGGTCTTCCTGGACTATCCCCTTTGTCTTTCCACTCATTAAAAGTATTTATGTAAAGACAAGGCACTACTATTAATCCTTGTCTACCTTTCCAAACTTTACCAGATGTTTCACTCCATATGTCTCCTTGCTTAGCAGTCTCAACATACTTACCATCAGTCTCATCTAAGACTGGAGAGTTAGCATAAAGTATTTTTAGGATTGGTAGTTTTTGATCTCGAGCTGTTACAAACTCTTGACCTTGACCTGCCATCTGCTCTAAATTTATAGCAGCTGGAAGGTTATCTTTTTTAGTCGTCATCGCTTTTTTTTCGATCATGATTGTTCCTTCGTGGTTATTTTAGTTTTATTTGCAACGTAAGTTCCAAACAGTTCAGCAGGTACATCTTTACCAAGATCTTGAATTTGTTCTCTAACAAATCCTCTAAGACTACTTGGATGAACAGAAGTTTTTTGCTTAACTGGAAGACCTTTCGCTTTCAGCTCTTCTATAATTGATTTAGCTTCATTGTCTTGTTTCATGCCAAATTCCATAGACACTTGGTTTTTAATCAAATCTCCATGGCCATGTTCTCTAAGCCAATTAAAAGCTTCATCACTTTTAGACGCTGGTATTCTAGCTGAATAGAATGGTTTAACCTCAACGGATGAACCATCTGCTAATTTTAGCAGAGATAAACCAGCTTGTTGCATTAAGTTTGGAATTGTTTGCTCAGAAAGAGTAGTTTCGACCTCTTTTAACTTTTTAAGTTCTTCTTCAGCCGTTAATATTTTTTTCTGAGTTTCCAATAACTTATTGCAAGATTTGGCGATATCTGTCGACATGCCAGTATCTACCGATATGATAGATTCTGCCTCTAAGTCCATAAGAACCTCCTTGTGCTCGAATCAATATATTATTAATTTGATTTATGCAAACAAATAATTTAAATAATCCTGCGTGTACAATTATAAAACAAAACCTTTCAAACATCAAAGACAATCATTAATTGAAGGAGCTAAACCCTACAACTTTGCATATTTTATGGAGATGGGAACTGGTAAGACTAAAGTAGCTATCGATAATGCAGCATATCTTTATCAAGAACAAAGAATAGATTTTGCTTTTGTTATAGCTCCTAATTCAGTCTATCAAAATTGGAAAAAAGAAATAGACTTTCATTGTCCAGAAGAAACTAATATTTACATTTGGAAAGTAACTAAAGATAAGACATTTAAATTAGATCCAAAAAAACTTACATTTATATTAATGAATGTAGAGGCCTTATCTCATGCGTCTGGTAAAAAATGGTTAGAATATAAGTTATTAAAACATGGAATGAGAAGTATGGTTATATTAGATGAAAGCACATCTATAAAAAATTTAAAAGCTTCTAGATCAAAAGCCATAATAAAATTAGGACAATTAGCTAGATATAAAAGAATTTTAACTGGTTCACCAATAACTAAATCACCATTAGATTTATTTTCTCAATGTGCATTTTTAGATAAAAAACTTTTAGGTTATGAAAACTTTACTGTCTTCAAATCTAAATATGCTGTTATGTATAGTATTGAAAGAGGGGGCTATAATATACAAATTCCTAAATACTATGTTAATTTAGAGGAGTTAGAATTTAAATTAAAATCATTTTCTTATCGAGTAAGGAAAAAAGATTGCCTAGATTTACCAGAAAAAATGTATGTGCAAAGACACATTGAACTACCAGATGAACAACGAATTGCATATGAAAAATTAAAAGCTACTGCACTTATATTGTTAAAAGATGATGAAGTATCCTATAATAATAAGCTAACAGAATTACTTAAATTACAACAAGTAGCAAATGGTTTTGTAAAAACTAATGATGGTAATATCGTTGATTTCAAAAGCAATGCAAAATTAAAAGAATTAATGAGCATATTGGAGGAGTCTGAGGATAAGTGTATTATATGGGCTAATTATGTACACAATATAGAAATGATTAAGAAAAAGTTAGGAGAGGTATATGGAAAAGATTCGGTGGTTTCGATATACGGAAAAGATTCAGTTGATGTTCGTAACAAAGCTGTTGAAAGTTTTCAGTCTGATGACAGATGTCGTTTCCTTGTTGGGAACCCTACTGTTGGTGGTTATGGTCTTACCCTTACTGCTGCTAAGTATGTTATATATTTTAGTAATTCTTACAATTTGGAAGTCCGTCAGCAAAGCGAAGATCGTGCTCATAGATATGGTCAAACTTCTCAAGTCACATATATAGATCTAATTGCAACAGATACAATTGATGAAATGGTATTACATAATCTAGAAAATAAAATAGAATTATCTGCTAAGACTCTTGGGGAACAGGTTCAGAAGTGGCTTTAGACTTATAATATTTATCCACTCTTTCTAACCATTTAGTTTCATATTCTTTTAATTTTAATTCATCCATTTTAAACTCTTGATACAAAACATCTTTTGTACATACACATATAAGACCTTGTGTAATAGGACCATATTGTTGTTTATGTGCTAATGAATATGCTGCTATCTGGTAATAATAATCTTCAACAAATTCTTCTCTTTTAGGTTTATTACTTTGTTTAAAGTCTATAATCGTTGGTTTTTTATCATAAAAACCTACTACATCTGTTGCTCCAGCCCATTTATCCTCATAAGCTAAACTCACTTCATTACCCCATACCTCTTTCAATAGGTCAAGATTGTTTACTATCTCATGAGCCATAAGACGTGCTTTAGCTCCATCCTCAGAGAGATTTATGTATCCACGGCCATCTATGTAGTTTTCTAGGACATAGTGCATCTCCGTGCCTCTGAGGGCTGCCTGTGAGGTAATTCTAGCAGCTTCTTGGTATCCAACCCTCTCACGCCACCTATCGAGCCCTGCTTTCTTTTCCTCAGATTGGGTGGCTGATAATATGGTTGTAACACTTGGTATTTTTTTGTTACCCACATTATAGGTACGTGAACCGTCCTCTTCTTGTCTTGTATATTTTTTATATTTGTATTTATCTACTCTCTTTAGATCTATAATTTGAAATTTGTTATTATCTTTGATTAGTCGCACATGATCTTTTAGAATACTTTAAATAGAAGAGCAACTATTATTCCAATCATTGATGTCATTAAAAATGCAGTAGAAGATATTAGAATTTTTTCAATTCTATGTATATCATTATGTAAATCTTTTATTTGTCTATTAGTTTGTTCTTGCATGATTCTGCATAACTTCTCATGATCATCCATTCGTTGATGAGCAAGGGTATCTTTATTAGAAGTTTTTCTTGGCACTTACGATCCCACCCTTATTAAATAAATTTAGAGCTTGAGCTAATTCAGTATTAGATTGACCACTAATTGGTAAATTAGATGGTATTACATTTGGTAGTGGTATATTACTTGTATCAATAGGAATCGCAGTATTCATAACATTTGATCTTGTGTTTCTTACGACATCTATTGCAGGAGCTTCTTCTGGATTTGGTAACATCTCCCCTTGTGCTCCTTCTAAAATTCCAGTTTTAAAAAATTGATCATATTTTTGTTTATTACCCTCGATTTCATTCATCATAGACGTAGCTTCTTCAGCTGAAAAAATTCCTTCATCAACACCAGCACTTGCTAATTGTGAAAAGTATCTTGTCATTTTTTGTGTTGAATCTATTGTCAAACCTTTACCACCCAAACCTTTAATTAATAAATTTGTAAATCTAGGAGAAGCAATCATTTTTGCTATACCTGCGGGACCTGCAACAAAGAATGCAGCAGTGCCTGGATCAAAGTTACCAGTAGCTCCCATAAATAAACCTAGTCCTTGAGAGAATGCACCAGCAGCATTTAACTGCATAAACATCATTGGATTAGAACCAGCTTCACTTGCTTGTTTAATTTTACCTTCATAAATTTTCATTGCATCTGTGTAGTCTTCTAAGTTCTTAACTTGTTGTCCACTTAGAAAACCATCTTTCTTCAAAAGAAATCTATGTTGTTTTAAAAAATTTTGTGCTTGAGTATTTGTTAATGCTGGATACTGTCCTTTAAATGAAACTGAATTTTTTAAATAGTCCGTTAAAAACTGTCCTCTAACTGCTGCTTTTATTTCATTTCTGTTTGGAAACAAATCATATTGTTTACCATTAATTGTTGTTCTTGATTCATCAAGTGTTTTAAAAAAAACATCATAGTAATCTTCTTTACCACTAGCAACAATTTGTTTATACACAGTTTCAATTCCTCTTTGATTATTTAATATTTTTTTAAGAGTAGTGTCTCTGAATAATTGTGCACCAAAAGAAGTAAACTGTGATGCGGTGGTTCTTAAATTATTTAATGTTGGTGGTAGTGGAGAGTTAGCCATCATAGCCTCCATTCTTTTCATAATTTCTGCTTGGACTGCACTTGCACCATTGTTAAATCTCATTCTTGAAATCGCACCATAGACTGATCTAAAATCATTAAAATTAGAACGTGCTCCTAAATTACCTACTAGATCAGTCATTTCAAAAATATTTCTTCCTTCGTCAGTGTTTCTAATAACAGCTTTAGCTTTTATAGTTTCTCCAATGTAATCATCTAAACTTGAAGTTATTTCTTCTACTTTGTTTACACCCTTACCTCGTAAAACTTTTAATTGTTTTGGAGCATTTTGTATAATTACATCAAATGCTGGGTTATAAGTTCCATCTGGTAATTTAATTGTTTCATCAATTTGTTTACTTAAATCTTGCCATAAACTATTTTTTATAGCATCATATGAATTTCTATTTTTTGTAACTCCATCTTGTATAAGTTTTCCAACTGCATTTCCAAACTCATCAAACCCAGAAAAATCTGCACCCATTTTACCTAAACCTTTTTGAACATCTGTTTTTAAAAGGGATTCAACCATTACATCAATTCCATTAAGTGTTGCCATTTTTCCAGTCTGCTCAGCAGTTCTTACAACGCCAGATCCTATAAGAGCTGTCCTTCCAACATTAGATATAAAATTAACAGCATTATTTTGAGTTAAAAAACCTGGTGTTATATTTGCTTTCTCTATATCCTTAAAAAAAGTAGGAGTTCTCTTATTAATATTTGTAATCATTTCTTGAGTTCTTTTAGGATCTTTTAAAATTGCAGCTTGTTCTGCAGTAATTCCTTCTATCTCAATATCTCCATATTCTTTAGTTAATTTTTTATCGCCTTTTGTACTTTTCTTTTTTGTAAGTTGTTCAATAGCATCATCAGAAAGTTGTTTTCCAGATTGATCTATTTCTCTTAATACTTTAAAAAATTCTTTATCTCTTGCTAAAATTTGAGTAGCTCTTTCAGCACCAGTAATGGTATCGATTGTTCCTTTAGTAATTTTGTTATAAACTTTTGAAAGACTACCAGCTAAACCAAAACCTAATACTTCCCCGAATGCACCTTGAGCTGCACCTCTTGCTACTTCTTTTACAATACTTTCTCTAGGATCAAATGTCTGTGCTATACCAGCACCAGCTGCACCCCCGATTCCAG